GCATTGCCAAGTAATGCAAGTCCAGTAACTTTTGATGAAACAACTGTTAGAACTAGGTGTGCTTCTTGCTGTGGCTGGTTAGATTATTCAAATGGCAACCCAAATTTTAAAATATTTGGAAATGGTTATACAGGTTATTATGATGTAGAATTTAGTGCTTCTGTTAGTACAGCAACAGCAGGAGTAGTAGCAATTGGTTTATTCCAAGATGGTGTTTTAATACCTGATACAATTAGAGCTGTAACAATTGACGCAGCAGATGATTATGAAACTATTTCTTTTGATAAAAAGTTAAGAGTATGTCCTAGAGGAACTACTAACATATCAGTTCAAAGTGTATCAAGTGTTCCAACACCAACTGACCCTACAACACCAATAGCAACTACACAAGCAGTTATAACTAACGCAACATTTAGCATATCTAGAATTTAATGAAAAATAATTTAGATATAACATCATTAATCTTGCAATTGTATAGTGTTATTTTATTATTACAAGATTATAACAATAGAGATTTAATGCAAGAATTACAAAATCAAGATGAAAAATATTTAAAACAAATTATAAATAATCAAAACGAAATATTGAACCTTTTAAGAAAGGAGGATAACAATGCACGAGAAGTTGAAAGAAAAAACTGAAGAAAGCATTAACAAAATACTAGATGAAGGTATAACTACTAATAATCTAGAACACTTGTATAAACTAACTAAAATAAATCATATAGCAAAGGAGGAAGAAAATATGAATTACGGAAATTACGGAAATTATGGCAATTATGGTGCAAGAAGACCGGGATATGATAGTTATGGACGTGACAACTATGGAGAATATGGAAATTATGGTGAAAATTATGGAAGACGTGGACGTGATATGAAATATCGTGGTGATGATTCATTAGATAGAATGTCAGGAGAATATGGACGTTATCAAGAAAGCCGTCAAAGATATGGTGCAGGAAGTCAAGAAAGTGATAAAAGTTTTCATTATATGGTAAAAGCACTTGAAGATTTTATTATGGTATTAAAAGAAGAAGCTGAAACACCAGAACAAAAGCAACAATTAATGGAAGCATTACAAAATAGTATGAGATAATATGGCTTACAAATTTTACAATGCTAATCCGTTAAAAAGATACACCCCAGATTGTGTTATCCGCAGTATAAGTTGTGCCACACATAAAAGTTGGGATGAAGTGTATGATGAATTAAGCGATTTAGCACAATATTATGGAACAATGTTCGACCAAAAAGATTTTGTAATATGGTATTTAGATTCTAACTATGAAAGAGTACCTTTTTTGCCTTTAAAAGTAGGCGATGTTGCGAAAGAATATCCTAATAATATCATATTATGTACTATGAGAGGTCATATTTGTTGCATAAAACCACCGGGAATTATTTATGACACGTTTGACCCTAGCAATAGAATTGCAGAAGAAGCATGGGTGGTTGAATAATTATAACAATTATGTTATAATGGTTATAGAGGAGTACCACAACTGCTCCTCTAATACTTTGTTGTGGGAGGTATTTTATTATGAGTGGATTAAAACACGGTTTATCAAAAACTAGATTACATAGAATATGGCATAGTATGTATTGTAGATGTTATTACTCATCTACAAATCAATATAAAAACTATGGTGGCAAAGGAATAAAAGTTTGTGATGAATGGAAACATATTGAAGGGTTTATTAATTTTTATAATTGGGCAATAAATAATGGATATAGGAATGAATTGACATTAGATAGAATTGATAATGAAAAAGATTATTGTCCTGAAAATTGCAGATGGATAACATATAAAGAACAATCTAATCATAGAACAAATAATGTTATTTATACAATTAATGGTAGAACACAAACAGCAGCACAATGGTGTAATGAATATGGCATATCACAAACTACTTTATGTGATAGGTTAAAACGTGGTTGGTCATTAGAACAAGCATTAACTATATCAACAAAAGGTTTTCATAGAAAAGTCAATAAATAGAATTATGAAATCTGCTTGGAGAATTAATTAAAGGACATAATTTGTCCTTTTTTATTTAATATGATATAATTAATTTAGGTGATATTATGACAATTGCAATTGACAAAAACACTTTAAAAATAGCAAACAAAAAAAATGAATATATTTATTTATTTGATAATGAATCACTTGAAGAATTATTAGAAACAGGTTTACATTGTATTTATTATAAGAATTGTAAATTTGTTGACATAAACTTAACTGATTATGATATAGATTGCATTAAAAAAGCAAAAATAACTGATAAAGATTTTGACAAATTACCACCTAAAATAGATTATAAAATAGGAATAATAATACCAAATTATAATTATGAACATACAATTGAAAAATGTTTAAATAGTATTTTAAATCAAACATATAAAAATTATGAAATAATATTTGTAGATGATTGTTCCACGGATAATAGTGTTAAAATAGCAACAGAATGTAGAGAAAAGTTTTCAAGTATTATTGGTGCTGATTTTAAAATAATACAATTAAAACAAAAAAGACTAAATGGTGGTGCTAGAAATGAAGCATACTTGCATTTAAGTAATGATGTTAATTATGTTTTTTGCATAGATAGTGACGATTGGTTGCTAGATGATAAAGTATTAGAAAGAATAAATAATAAACTACAAACAAAACCTGATGTATTATTTTGCGGTTTATCACAATGGAAAAACGATAAATTGACAACTTGTTTTATTCCACAATATAAAGATAAATATGAAGCAATTAAAGGTTGGAGTGGTGTTGGTAAAATTATTAAAAAATCACTTGCAACTAGGCAAGAATGCTTATATAATGAGGGAACTTTAAAAGAAGATAAAAACCAACATTGTAAGATTTGTTTTTATATGAATAGTTTTGCATTGTTAAAAGAACCTATTTATGTATGGAATCAAGAAAATAGTAAATCTGTTACAACTATTCGTGATAAAGAAATATGGGGAACTAGTACAATAAGACATTATGCAGATACTTTGCAATTAGCTTTAAGTATTAAAGGTCAAGATCCTAAAATTGACAGATATATGGAAGAACGTTTGAGATTAACAAAACAAGAAATGGATATAGGAGGTGATAAACAATGGTAAAATTAAGTATTTGTATACCTTATTATAAAACTTATGAATTAACAATAAAATTATTAGAAGTATTAGTACCACAATTAAATGATGAAGTTGAAGTTTTTTTAGTTGATGATGGTTGCAATGAAATTAGACTTGATAAATATAAAAATGATTTTATTGATATTATTCATTTGGAACAAAATGGTGGTATGTCGGTTGCTTTAAATACAGGAATAAAAAAAGCGACAGGAAAATATATTGGTTTTGTTGATAGTGACGATATGATTACAGAAGATTATGTTGAAACATTATTGGATGCTATTAATAATCATAATGACGATTTAATTTATATGGATTGGAAAGATATGCATTCTGGAGATATAGTACATAATCCTGATAATTACGCACAATGGAGGTCTATATATAAAAAAGAAATAGTGCCATTATTTGATGAAAATATAAAAATAAGTGCTGATGTTCCTTTTCAAAATGAAATAGATAAGGTTGAAAGAACAAGATATTACATAGGTAAAGTATTATATATTTATAATTCTAATAGAGAGGGTAGTTTAACTTGGGAAAAAGAAAGAATGGACGGTGATAATAAATGATAATGTTAGTTTTAAGTTGTGATAAAAATGAAGATTTATTCGATCCTTTTAGACATTGCGTAGAAAAATACTACCCTAATCACCCTGAAATAATATATGCAATGGAAACAAAACAAAATCCTTACTATAAAACAATATGTAAAGATTATCCATTAGAACAATGGAGTAGAAGAATAAGAGAGACTTTAAAAGAAATAGATGATGAACAAATACTAATGATAATGGACGATTATTTTATAAGACAACCTGTTGACACAAAAAGAATAGAATATTTAAGTACACAATTAAAAGATAATATTGCTTGTTTTTGTTTTGAAAAATGTTATGATGAAAAAGATGAAGAAACAAATATTAAAGGTATGAAGAAAAGACAACATGGTGCTGAATATGAAGTATCAATAAATTGTGGTTTATGGGACAAAAACAAATTAATTGAAGTGTTAAGAGGCGACCATAATCCGTGGGACATTGAATTTAGAAGTGATAATTGTGGTTATGATTTTTATATTAATAGTGAAGATTATATAATCGACTGGGGTTATATAACTTGGAATCCCGTTGGAATATTTAGAGGCAAGTGGGCAAAAGAATTAGTACCTTTTTTTGAAAAAGAGGGAATAATTGTTGATTATGAAAAGCGTGGTTTTTATGAAGATTAAATGTGAAGCAATAAAACCATTTACACTTGGGAGATTTGACGAAATAAGTAATATTGTTAGAAAAAGCAACGAATTAAAAGGTATGCTATATACAGGTGATACTTTTGAATGCTCACAAGATTTAGCAGAGTATTTGACAGGCAAAAATGAACGTGGCAATGTTGTTGTTAAAATAATTGAAGTAATACCTGAAAAAAAATAGTGTCAATTTGGCACTTTTTTCATTTTATGTTATAATTTACATAGAGTTGGAAACAACTTTACTCTCACGTGTTCGTGGCACGTAAAAATAACGATAGGAGGAAATTATGAAAAGAGAGAATTTAGACTTTTTAGAAAGTGAACAAATTGACAAAGTAATGGCTTTATATGGCAAATCAATAGGAAAGTATGAAAAAGATATTGAAACTTTAAAGGAAGATAAAAAAACACTTGAAGATAAAATATCAACATACGAAACTAAAATCAATGAGTTTAATGAAAGTTCTAAAGACAACGCTGATTGGAAATCTAAATATGAGGAGTTGCAGACCTCAATTAAAGAACAAGAAGCAAAACAAAAAGCCGAAGAAGAAGATAAGATATTAAATGAAAATATCAATAAATTATTCGAAGGCAAAACGTTTACTAGCGAATATGCAAGAAATGGTCTTTTAAATGATATTAAAACAGGGTTAAATAATCCTGATAACAAGGGCAAAGGTATTCAAGATTTATTTGATGAATTAACAAAAGATAAAACTGATATATTTACTAACCCTAATCAAATGAAAGATATGGAAGGCATGGGAGATAGTGAACAAGATAATAATACAAAAGATATGCCGTTAATTTGGTAAAAGAAAGGAATGATTAATTTATGGCAAGATTAGACGCATTAAGTATTGAACTTATCGCAGGTGGTAAGGACAAACTTGCTGAAGAATATGGAAAAGTTATTGAAAACTTACAACATATAACTTTAGCTAACAGATTAAAAAATACTGATTTATCAGGTGATCCTACTTCTGGTACAGTAGAAGCAAAAAGATTTAAAAATATAGTAGGAAATAGTTATGGAACTGCAAGAACTGCTGGAAAAGGACAAGCAATAAAAGAAACTCCAGTTGTTATTGCATTAAATGATGATACTGAATACATTGAAGAAGTTGAAGAAAAAGATCTTAAAACTTATGGTGTTGGTGGATTAATTGAAAGAAGAACTAAAAATCATCAAGACGCATTAGCAGTTGAATTAGATACTAAATTCTTTAGTGAAGCAGTAACTGCTGGTACTTCATTCACTCCAACTGGTTCTCCAACAATCGAAGATGAAATTGAAGAAGCAATACAAACAATTGAAACAACTAAAAACAATTTTGTTAATGGTGTTCCAAGAAATATGATTGAAATAGTTATGTCACCAGCATATTATGGCAGATTAAGAAACAAAATCAATTCTATATCTAACTCAAATAATTTAGGTGTTGTACCTAACTATGAACAAGGTACATTTAATAACGTTAGTGTTTATTCAAATGTATTCTTACCAAATGGAATTAATTATGTAGTTATGGTTAAAGGTGCAGTAGCACAACCAATTATGACTTCAATAATGAATCCAGAAAAAGTACAATTAAGTGACGCAACTGCATTTGGTTTATTTGCTTACAAAGGAACAAAAGCAGTTATGCCTGATTTAATTATTTATAATGGAACAGTAACAAGTATGTAATTTAAAAAGGAGGCATTATGGAATTTAATAAGCAATACCTAACTTATGGCGAATATAAAGGTTTAGGTGGTACTTTAGACCTAATGCCTTTTAATATATTAGAATTTGAAGCAAGAAAAAAAATTGATATAAAAACCTTTAATAGATTGAAAGATATTGATAGCAATGATATACCGCAAGAAGTTAAATTGTGTGTATATAAAATGATAGATAGTATGTCTAATTATGATAAAACACTTGGCAATATTTCAAGTAATGGAAGTGTTGCAAGCGAAACTATTGATGGTTATAGTGTTCATTATTTAGATTCATCACAAGTTAAAAATGTTATAGAATCAAAAAGTGTTGAACTTGATGATATTATAGACAATTATTTAATTGGTGTTATAGTTAATGGTGAACATATAATGTTTGTAGGTGTTTAATGTTAGTTAATAGCGGTGTTACTATTTATCACAAAATTCTTGATGAAGAAACTAGACTTGAAAAATGGGTAAGATATAATTATGATAATGTGTGGTTTTTTGGTGGAAAAGGTGCTGGAATGTTTAAAGGCTATGAAAATACTAATAATGTTGAATTAAGATTATTTTATGCAAATAATCCTAATATGAATATTAATAATTTTGCCATAGGCGATATTATAGTACAAGGCATAATTGAAACTAATATTGACACACAAGAAGATTTATCTAGTTACACTATTTATAATATAACAAGTATTAATAATAATAATTTTGGTAATAATCAACATATTCATATTGGAGGTATATAATGTCTGTTAAAATGCATTCTACAAGCGTTATTAAGGCTAATTTAGGCATTGAACCTAATGGAAAAGTACAAAGATTTTTTGTGAATGAATGTGCTAAACATATTGATAAATATGTGCCTTTTGATAAAGGTAATCTTGCAAATTATTATATTGATGGAAGCAAAATTGTTTATCATCAATTATATGCAAGATATCAATATAAAGGAATTAGTAAAAGTGGTAATAGATTAAATTATAAAACCGATAAACACCCACTTGCTACTTCATATTGGGACAAAGAAATGTGGAGTGCTGAAAAACAAGATATTATAAATAAAGTTCAAAATATAGTTGGACGTGGAGGTAAATAATGGAATATACTGAAACAAGAATATCAAAATTAAGAGATTATCTACTTGGAATAATTGATACTCTAACATCAAGTAGCAAATATCAAATTAATGCTGATTTTTTAGGAGGCAAAGGTGATTATTCACTTGACAAAATACCTACTGAAAATGTTGTTACAAAATGGGTAACAGGTGTTGAAATTCATAAAGACGTTTATTCATTTAGAAGTCGCAAGTCTTATTCACAAGATACTATTAATAATTTAAAAAATATTGGTTTTTTTGAACAATTTGAGAATATAATCAAATCTAATAATAGTAAAGGCATTTTGCCTAGTATTAAAGGTATAGAAACTATCGAATGTTTAAATTGTGGAACGCTAAATAGTGTTGATGGCACAGAAGCAACATTTGATATTCAAATACAAATAACATACAAAGTAGACAATAATGAGGAGGTGATAAGTCTATGAAAAAAGTTATTGCAAAAAAAGATTTCACTGCAAATGGTGTTATGTATATTGCAGGTGATGAATTAAATGATTTAAGTTATGAACAAATTGTAAAACTAAATGAAAGTGGATTTATTGAGCCTCTTGAATATAGAGATTTAGTTCTTATTAAAAGAGAATTAGAAAACCTTAAAAAACAAATTGTAAAGGAGGAAAAATAAGATGGCACAATTATATAGAGATCAATTCA